TCAAAGGCTTTTATTATGCCTGAAAAGTCAAGTTTAGCAAAAACATCCGGCAAAATATCAGCTGTTTTCTGCAATTTTTTCGCTATGTTTTCGTTAAACTTGTCAAACGCCTTGAATAATTTATCAAATGCACCGCTCTCAACGGCTTTTTTGATTACATTTTCAATATTTGTTGTTCCATCTATTACGCTATTGACACCTTTCTTGTATTTTTCACCCATTGCAATCAACAAATTATCAAAACTATTTTTTAACTTATCAACTTGTATGGATGAAGATTTTAATCTTGTTTCAACTTCCTTGTCTAAAACCTTTCCCATTTCTTCAGATGATGCGGCAACAAGACTTTGTGCCTTAGCCATGCCTTCCATAGCAACAATCATTTTACCGGCATGTTCTTTTCCGAAAAGCAGATTGGCCACGTAGTCTTTTTGGACATCATCAACATTATTCCAATTTTTTGCAACATGTTTTAAAATATCAGCGGTTTTTTCAAATGGACGATTTGCATTTTCTTCTGTTGTAAACCCTAAAATTTTAAAGGCTTCATTTATTCTTGCAGTATCGTCTTTTAATCGTAATAAACTTGTACCAAATGCAGTACCGGCCATCTGCCCGTCTTGAAAAACCTCAATAATTGGAACCAAGAATTGTGCGGATTCCCTAAAATTCAAACCTGCCTGTTTTGCTTGACCTGCTGACCTCGCCAATGCTTCAGCAAGTTTCTCGGAATTTGTAGCGTAATTATTGGATGCAAAATTCAACAACTCGACAATAGGGAGTGAAGATTCAGCTTCGAGTCTATAACCTTTCTGAATCCTGATTAAAGTTTCCGTTGCCGTTGCTGCGTCCACATCCCCGGCAATCTTTAATTTCAAAGCCGATTCAACAAGTGTCAATGATTCAGTAAGGTCGTAACCTGCCTGCTTAAAATTCGTTGTGGATTCAATAAGGGATGCCTGAGACTCGCCGTAAGTTTCCGATAACTCGGCAACTTTCTTTTTCGCAGTATCTATATTTTCATTTTCACTGAGTACCTTGTTCAACCCAACAAGGGTATCCTCAAAATCAATTGCTTTCTTATATGCCAACGCAAGGCCGCCGACCGCGAGTGCTGCCAATGCTGCGTCTAATTTCAACACAGAATCCGCAATATTGGCAATAGGTTTGGCTGCGTTTCCGATGCCTGACATGGTTTTTTCAATGCCCTTGACGGTCTTGGAAACCTTATCCACACCTTGAAAAATTATTTCGACGGTCTTGCTGCTATCGGCCATGTTTTAAACTCTCGTTTCGCTCTTTGTGGAACATTCCCCACAACTGCTTTTCAAAGTCTGTTAAAAAATTGGGAAAAACGTCAGGCCTTACTTCAAAGAGTGTTTTTCCCAATGAATACGCAATTGCTAAGTCGTCTCCAAACTCTCGGTATCGGGCAATGGCTTTTTTTTTGCCATTGCGCCAAGGCCAGTTAAACTTGAAATATTATTGACAATATTTCTAAACTCAATCGGATATGCCGAAGCAAACTTGATTACATCCTGCCTGTTTGCTGGTTTGTTTGGCGCAATGGAACCGAGTTCAAAAATAACGTATTTGCGGACTAATGAACCAGGCACATCGTCAGACAAACCGAACATTTTGTCCATTAGCTCAGATTTGCTTTTCTCATCATTCCCGGCTGCTTTTAATGCGATTTCCATGAGTTTATTGACACTGCTATTTTCTTGTTCTGCGGTGTCAACCCTTTCAAGGTCAACTGCATTTAGCCCCCGGATGTGCCAGTCTAAAGTATCGGCTGTGTCACCAAATTTTTTTAGACTGACAACATCCGTTCGGTCCTGAAATTTTTGACGTTTAAAGTTTTTAAAAAAATTAACCTGTTCGGGCATTGGATTCCTTTCTTAAGAATCGAAATTAGTGCTTGCAAGCTCTGCCGCAATTGTCGCAGACACGGTAATTTGAGCGTCTGCCGGGAATGTTCTCGGCGCTCTCAGTTTGCCTTGCGTGATAATATACGGCGCTTTGTTCCTGTTCGGATAAAACCTAACAAAGATCTTTTTGCCGTCCTGTTTCACAAGATGATCTGTGATGCCGTCATCCACATAAGCGGTGAAAGTGCAGGCTCCAAGTGAATCTGACGAAGAGGCAACCGCACCATTATAAATCGGTGTAGATGAAATACTTGTGCTTGTCTCAGCAGGTACAAAATCAACCGCCTTCTGAATCGGGATCATGGTCGGCACCGCATAATTAACATAAACAGGCTTATAAGCGGTGGCTGCGGAATTCGCAGTTGCCCCGTGCGCAAGCGGTAAGGCAGAAGCAAATTCAACATATGCGTTTTCTTTATCGGCATCTGTTGCTTTATTTCCTTCACCCTGCGGATTGATTGTGAATAGAGGATAATCGTACCTCTCCTGCGTCCCGTTGCTCGCAGATTCCTTGATTTCTGCTGTTGTTATTTGCGCAGCAGTATTATCGGTAAGCCAAATTTGTGCAACCTCAATCTGCGCAATCGGGATTGAAGGCGGACCTCCTGCTGCCCCTCTGGTTGTACTGAATGCAGTTGCGTGCGCATCTGATTCAATCACAGTTAGGCTACCAGCGGAATCACAAATTATTGAAAACTTTTGGTAATCGTTTGTTGCGTCCCGTGTCAACGTGACGGTGTCTGCACTTACTGACACTTCAACCCCTGCGAAATACGCCGTAAACGCTTTGACATCAAGAGAATCATTTGTAGAAGTTGTGGGCGAAACCAAATTGACACCGGAAATAATCCCGTTTGGTTTGCAAATTGGGTCTGAATCTGCCGCACTGAAAAGAGTATTTGCCGCGGTGAATACGGTATGGTCACCGCTGTCTGTCATCAATTCATTTTCAACGCCCGCGGCGCTGCCCTCATATTCTAATTTCCCTAAACTGGCATCGGCCATAATATTTCTCCTTTATTGATTATATGGATCGTTTTTTAAAGTTTCGTAATTTATATTAAAATCGGCTTTTACCAAAACCGAAAACTCATTTTCTCTTTGCAGCGGATAATCTTCAATCCCGCCATTCACATAGACAACTGATTTTGCAAGCGTTACAGTTTGCGCCATTGCTTTGCGGATATCCCCAAGTAGCTGCTCGCCTTTTTGAGATACGACAAGTTTGTTTGCCGCAATAGTTCCGCCGAAAGTATAAGTATCTGCAACACTTATTGTTATCGGCATATTCAGGACATCGTATCCATATATTTGTTCGTCTGCGGGTTCGTCCTGTTTTATGTCAATGGCTATTCCTGGAAGGCCGGTTAGCTCGCCTATTTCATCAGACCTTACAACCGAATTTCCGGCATCGGTATTATATCCGTTTGCGGTTGTCATGTTTTCCAGGTTTGATTTGATATTCGTAATTATCAACTCCCGGATTGTGTCTGCTGATTCGATTGCGCCGAATGTCAAAAGATCGTTATTCAATCCGTCCGAAAAAACTGAAACCCAACCTGCGGGACGGGCGGCATCGTGTATTGAAAGATGACAATAGTCCGCCTCAAAAAGAGCGGGGTATAAATCAGATGTTGCGATTCTTATTTCTTGCCCTGAACTTTCATAAACACCATTTAGCCATGATACCGGGTATGCCCCCCCTATGGATTCACTACCGTTTTTGTATATTTTTAAATTGCTTCCGTCATATACAAGGGCACCAACTACATAAGATCCAACCGTAAAAAAATTGTATGCACTCCATTTTGATGAGCCATAAGTTGTTCCGTCTGATGAAATATCAAGCCCGAAGTCTTCATTTCCGCCCTTCATCAACATCATGCCATAATTAGGGGAACCGGTCATTGTTGAAAACACCCTGCCGTCTCCCTCTTCATGCGGATTGACCATAAAAATAATCGTAAAATTACCGGTCAAACCTATCGGGCCATTGCCAAGATCAATATAATCGTCTGACCCGTCAAATGCCCATGCATTTCCATAATCTCCTGATATTAAATCACCTGATGTCATACTACCACCAGGCGTGCCGTCCCTTTCTCCAGTTGAATCCGTTAATGTCCCAACTGCTGGATCTTGCTCAAAATTATATGCGCTTTTTGTATTTGATCCCCATGCTGATTGTGCGGCTGTACCCCCCGCATCTCCCGTATATGCCGAATCATCCGCACTTGCCGAAAAATACAGGTAAAATATATTATCCGTAACACTTGATAGCGTGTCAGTTGCGACAAAAAAACAACCTGTCGTCCAGTCCTTTATTTCAGCATAATAATAAGTATATGATGCATTTGCGAAAGCACACTTTTTTCTGTTCGTCAATCCGCTGCCTAAAACATTATGTAATGATGCCAATGCCGTTGAATCCAATTTGACAGGGACAACCGGATTCAACACATCCGAATCCACCTTTGCGGCGGGCAGTGTTATTTTTATTCTATGTGTCCATAAATCGAAGTAAGGCATATCTTATCTATTTTTTTTTATCAATTTATCAACTTGTGAAGATAGTTCTTCAACCTGAAAATCACTTGCTTTTTCACGTACTTTTTCATTTATATTTTTATTTTCAAGCATATCTGAAATTCTTGTTGTGTATATTGGTTTCAATCTACCTTTTTGTCTTGCAACTAAAAAAGTATTTTGCCCTTTTGTCATTCTGAAAGCGCCTGGAACTATTTTTTTTCCCTTGCTTTTCTTTATTGTAAAGCTGTATCCTGCGTTTGATCCCCTGCGCCCTAAAGCCGTTGCATTAAATCTTGTTTCAGGCTCAAGTTGCAAAGAAAGCGGCTTTGATCTTGACCAGAATTTTGCAGTAAGACTTTTTTGAGATGCTCTTTTCTGTCCGTAAGTTTTTGTTATTGTTTTTTTATCAACATTCAAATCCTTGAGGATTTCTTTTGTTGATTCTTTTTTTGCAACAGTTATTGTCCTGTTTACAGTGTTTTTGAGCGCTTTATTTGATCCATTTTTCACATCATTGAGATAAAGCTTGATTTCATCCAATCCATTTATTTTAATACCTTTAGGCAATTTTAGTTCCAATCACATTGTACGTTGTTTCCCCTTCCGAAACTATCCTTCCTATACGGTACGATCCGGCACCGATAATGCTTGAGCCTACAGTGACCGAATCGCCCGTATTAGGAGGAGATGTGGGGAAATCCTCTTTTTTTAACTTAAAGATTGCATCCGCTTGCGTTACGCCGTCTTGCGTTTCAACAATAATATCGACAGCGATACCGGCATTTATTGACTCCCCGGCATATGTGATCGGATACCAAAAAACAGTTTCGATGGTATCAATCATGCTGTCAAACAATGCGGAGGCGGTACCCATTAGGCGGTCGGTTCCAGATATTCAAGGCAAGCCGTAATTTTACCGGCAGTCAGAGCGGCAGTACCAACGGTGAAGGTCAGTGAATTTATTTGACTTGTAAGACGGATAGCAGTTGCTGCCGTCCCTACAGGAACCAAATCAAGCAATGCGTTGAGCGTAAGACTTGCCTTTGCGGTTGCGGCGAGTATATCTTCAGATGATGCGGCTTGTATCGCAACAGTTGCGGAACCGTCTGATGTCACAGCGGTATTAACATGAATCATTCCGCTTGTTATAATCGCCCCTGATGGGATATTTGATCCCAATACAGTAATTGCACCGGCATCTCCACCATCTACATCAAAATCGTACTGAAAATAAGCAATTCTTTTTGCCGATCCTCTACTTGTAAGCATATTAAAATCCTTTTATTATGCGGTTACGAAATAATCAAGTGCAACGCAGATTCTACCAGCGGTCAGAGCGGCGGTGCCAATTGTGAATGTTAATGTCGTAATGTTCGACGTTGCACGAATCATCGTTGCTGCCGTACCGACAGGAACAACATCGAGCAAGGCGTTGAGCGTAAGACTCGCTTTACCGGTTGCGGCAAGAATATCTTCACTTGACAGCGCTTGAATTGCCACAGTTGCGGAACCTGCTGAAGTTACGGCGGTTTTCACATGGATAACTCCGCTTGTGATAATCGCTCCGGCAGGGATCGGGTTACATTCTACTGTGATAGCGGAAACAGCCCCGCCGTCAACTGAAAAATCATACTCACAGTAAGAAACACATTTTACAGGAGATAAAGAAGTATTTTGCATTTTAGTTTTCCTCTCTTAAAAGGCCGGTTTTACCCGGCCATTGTTTTTGTTACGCACCGGCATTTTTGTAAAGGTTTTCCCAAGTTAACGCTTTTGGATACGCATCAATGCGGGCTTTATATTCCATGCCGTCCACAGTCCACCCTGCTTGACTTTCCATGTAGGGCGTTTGGTTCCCATTTAAGAAAAACATTTTCACCCCGTCCTCTTTTGGCCCTGTAACGTACCAAGCGGTTGCAGAATCAGCATCCAAAACAGGATCATATACACGTCTTACCCTGTCTCCGCTCCATGTATTTGTACGGGTTGCGGCAAGACTGGAATCAGTTGCTACGGTATCGCTATCCGCATATCGTTCTGTCCTGAAAAAGATTTCAGATGCCCCTTTCAATGCGGCAGGCATGATAATAACTTCCGGCATGATATTAAGATACTGCAATGATTTTAAATCTTGCTGTTTCATCATTGCAAGCTCCATTGCGTTCATCGTTGCCACCCCAGGCAAGCCCGCGGATGTGGCGAGATTTCCATGATCAGCGTGGAACAATGCAGTTCCATCGCCCATTGCTGCATTTCCGGTAAGTACCGCATATGCAAGAGCATTCAGCTTCCGAGCCAGCGCCCGGCCACGTTTGCGAAGCATCACGGAGACGGCATTCAAGTCGTCGTTGATGAGCATCTGCCGGGTGATCGCCTCCATTTTGCCGTATGTTTTGATTGAGTATTGCTCATTATTTTCAGTGAACGTACCGTATTTATACTGCATACCCTCAGGAATCTCGTCAACGTCATCCGCTTCCGATACACGGGGCATGTTGTAAGTTTTAAAATCCGACACGCTGCCGGTTGAACACCATTCTTGCCATGTAGTAGGGGCATCCGAAAAACCATCAAAAAGCACTTTATTCGCTACATTTGACAGTAAATAAGGAAAATCACTTGTAGTCAAAGCCCTACCCATTAAAATAAGGGAGTTTCCACGGTCGTCAAGATTCTGTGTTTTCAGCATTTTTCTGGCCATTTCAACCATTGAGAAACCAGTCAAATCTGTTGCACCTGCTACAGGTTTTTCAACACTTGCGCCCATGCGGATTAAAACGGCATCCTCGGCGGCACTCCTAAATTTATCAACGCCATCGGCCATGATTGTGGCCGGATGAGAAGATACATCCACATTGCGTTCGGATAATTTGTCAAGAATAGCCTTTCGAGCGGCATCCATGCTTGCACCGTTTTGGATTAACTCTGTTTTTAAATCATCGAATCCGTGATGTCGGCATAGCGTTTCAATTCCGATTGTCCGCTCACGTTCGGAATTGATAATCATCATGCGTTCATGTTCCGTCATGCCTTCCGGTTTTTCATCTTTTTCCGGTTTTTCGTCTTCGGGTTTTTCATCCGGTTTGTCGGCCCGGATCTGCATTTTTTCCATAAAACGGATCGCCTCATCATCTGTTGCGCTCTCAGGCAGACCGCTTTTCATTAAGATCTTCTTGAATTCATCATTCATTATGTCTTTCTCCTTTTTTATATTTTCGGGCTGCTGCACGTCTGCCCTTGCTTTGGCTTTATCATCTGCCCCGATTGGAACAGCGCTTAATTCATGCAACTTCCAGCGGGTTACAACTTCTACCGGGCCTTTAAATTTGCGACCGTCAAAATTCATTGATTCTTTTTCAGGAACCCATGCTTTCTCAAGTATCGTGTAACCAACTGAAGTATCTGTCAAATCACCTTCACCGTATTTTGTCATAACGTCGTCTGAAGTGCTTGAAAAATGAATTTCACCTTCAACAATGTGCTCTTTTACGTCAATATTTCTAAAAGATCCAATAACAGCGGATGTTTCAAATCTATTGTGGGAATCAAGGAATGGGACTTGTCCATTTGCAGGGAGCTCCAAACCCGACATTATAAGGACTTGTTTTATAATTCCGCCACGCTCGTAACTTGCTACATTAACGCCTGAATCGGTTGCGGCAATGGCCCGCATTGTACGAGTTTCCGCATTAAATGTCCTTGGCTTCCCGGATTCTATATCAACGGGTAGTTTCCTATAAATAATATCCATTAGTCTTGTTCCTCAACAGCACTTGGAGCGTTAGCCAGCGCTGTGCTTGAATCTTCCGTTGTTATGTTGTATTTTTTACGCAATTCGTCAGCCTGTTTTATTTCTTGATATATTTCCTCAAGATCCCGCCCACGCTCTTTTGCCCATTCCTGCGGGCTTTTAACAGCGGCCTTTAACTGATCAATGTATGCTTTGGTTTCTTTCAGCGGATCTACTGAAGGCATTCCTGGCGGTTGCCATTCAGAACGGTAATAACGGTATGAATTTTTTGAGAAACCTGGAAGGTCGAGCCTCCCTGAAAGTGTTGCAATATCCAAAAAATCTTTATAGGTAGGCATACAGAAATGCCTGATCATCCTGCCTTGTTCTGGTTCAAGGAACTGCTTGAAATCATTCCTTGATACCCTTAGATTAACGAAAGTATATCCTGAGTAATCGCCGGATAAAATTTCATACGGGCACCCGGTTGTGATTGAAACCATTTCAATAAGAAATTTCACATAAGCAGGAAAATCATTTCCAGGGTTTGGATTACTGGCGAAATTTATCTTTTCGCCTTCTCCAAGATAGGTTATGATTGCGTTTTCAAGCTCTTCAATCCGCAAATCTTCATCAACATCCGTATCAATTTCAGACATGCCCAACTGTGCAGTCATTGGATCGGGAGAAGACACCACGCCGAGGTGTTTAGCTACCATCTTAGCGGCATCGAGTGTTGCCCCCATGAAATCATCAAGATCATTTGCAAGCAAAATACCGGCTGAAAATGGAGTAATCCCCCTTAATTGGCGAGGACGGAGGGTTTTAAACATGTGGATTACTTGACTTGCCGGAATTTCCTTTGTTTTTCCGAATCCATAATCGTCAGGATCACGAAAAATATATGAAATAGGCCTGCCTGTTGCTCGATTGTATTTTATGCCTAATCGAGTTTCGGTTGCTCCATTTGCATATCCATAATCATCTTTTGATGTGTCGAGCACATCCCAGGATTCATGAATATCAAGGGAATACGGGATAAAACTATTTCCGCTTTGTCCATTATATCTCTTAATTATCAGGCTTTCACCGCATTCAAAATCTTGCCTTGCAAGAAGATCTTGAATTTCATAATAATGGAGTTTTCCGGATGAATCCGCCTGATCCGCCCAAAAATTAAAGGCACTTTCAATCTTCTGATTTAACGGCAAAATCAGATTGCCATCATCATCCACAACACGGGATTGCTGCTTGATGCCGTTTTTGACAATAAAAGCGGCACGGGCATTGATTGCACGGGATACATGCGGAAAATTACGGGCAAGGTCTTGCACACGTCCACGCAAGGCGTTTCCGTGTGTGCTGATCAAGTCATTTATATTGTAGGATTGATTGGTTATTGACGGGTTTGTCAATCGGCCGATTGTAGATCCAGTAAATTGAGATCGTTTTGACCGTCTGCGCTTTGGAACAATTTGTTTTTGTGCAGCCGGTAAATTTATTTTTGAAACTGCCGCACTCGGACGTGCAAAAGGGGCAGTTGATGAAATTAAACTCATCATCTGCCCCCATTTTTTGCGAGCGTACGGCGGCGGAAGGTACTATTTTCAGAAGCAATTTTAGCGGTTAAATAGTTACGCTGCTTGATTAAATCATCAAAAGACGTATATTCAACACGCTTGCCATCTTCCTGCACAACGTCAGCGCCGGGGTGATTGGCAATTGCCGCTTCAATCTGTGTTAAAAGTTCTGCGTCTGTCATAGACAGCAGAATAACACGGGTTTTTAGCTATATGGCTTATTTTTCAGTCATATGCTTGATTTTTCGCTTCATATGCTTGTTTTTTTGCTTGACAGTATTTTTACGCTGTTCGATTTCCGATATTTCCGGCCTTGTTTCGATGCCGAACATGTTGTTTTTTAAGCCCAAATCGGCTTTTATTTTCTCCTGATTCCATCTGTCAATCAATTCTTTCGATGATTTCCAGGTGTTTGAATCCTGTTTTGTGGCAGGAAAACCTCTTTTATGGATCAGACTTAATATTGTAGGTGGCGACACATTACCGTAATACCTACAAATCGCACTCATGCCTATTAGTATATCGTTTGATTTGCTCAATTATTCACCCCTTTCTATATCGATCACCACAACCCCGCACACGCAGCATCGCTGTCCTATAAGCGGAACAATTGTTGATAGATTACAATTTTGACATTTAAAAACATCATTATAAGTCAGATGTTTTTCCATCAATCGCTCGCTTGTTCCATTTTCTGCGTCGAAAACTGTGATTGATTTTATCATCATACACCTAAATATCTAATTGTTAAAATTGTTTCATTAGGGCAGTTTTTTACACCATCGGGCGGAACTACCCCAGTCATTGATATGAATTCCACCATGTTAGCCGAAGACCATGCGGATGTTTTGATATATTCAGTTGCTTCTTTGAATTGATTATCGTCCTTACAAGTTTTTTTCAATATAATAATTGACTCGGCTATTTCCGCATATATCGGATCATTTGATAGCATACCTGTCAATGTTGCCGATATATTTAAATATTCTTTGTCGAACCATGCCTCAAACTTAAACGGGTTATGCTTTTTCATCATTATACCTCAATATAATTCTTTTTGATTAACCTTCGGTAATTTTTTCATCAATTTCTTTTAGTAAAGTCAATTCAATTGAATGTAAAGACGACATTATTTTAGAAAAAAGATACTTATCAACAAAGAAATCTTTTCCTGCAATCACATTTCTTAATGCAGCAATGGCATGATTTATTTCAAACCTATTTCTAAGTATAATATATTCCGTTTCATTCATCCACCGAATCTCCTTTGCCGTGGTTCGATCTTATTGTTTGACTTCCTTATTTTAGGTTGTCTTTTAGGTTTATTCTTGAAATTCACGACCATTGAAAAAGACGGAATCCATGTATCATCAACGCAAGCGTAGTTCATATTTGTACAATCCTTTAAATGGTCATCTTTATGGGTAGTTACCCATGAGGTTTTTCCAAATTTATCTTTCCTCAACTCCTGAGCTATAAACTGTTTTGCAAAATCCATGCCGGTTTCAGAATGCAAAAATAGTTGTCCGGATTGTCCTTCCTCACGAAACAATGCCGCTTGAACATTGTCTTTCATAGCGTCCGGATTGACTTTTATGAGTACCAAACCGCCGGGAATTCGCCTATTACTACTCGGATATGTATCCATAATTTTCTGGACCACATTCTTGTCTTGCGCTCTATTCGATCCCTTATATCCCCATATCCGATTTTTTCCGTTTTCCCTTAGCCATTTATACGCCTCTTCTGTGCGACTTATAAAACTATCTTTGTCCTTTGTGCCACCAGTATCAAGTAGGCCACGCCAAATATTTAATTTTTGAGCGTTCGGCTTAGTATATTCGCTTAAAAAACAGATGGCTGCAAGTTCCTCCCAGGTTCGGATTTTTGCATAATCAATCATCCACGTGGTCCTATTTTTGGCCCATGCGTGGACGGAATACCAAAACGATTTATGTTGCATATCAATCCCGATTGTGATCAATTCGGTTTCGTTCGGGCATTCTTTTGGTGGAAATTCACAGCGATGGGATAATATATCACCCTCTTTTTTCTTGCCGACAACGGCTTTGAACGCCTTTGCTTGCCGCTGTGTTACATACCCGAATTCTTTTGACGGATCATCCTCCTTTTCAATAATATCCAAGGCGATTTCTGACAAACTGACAAGCGGTGAATTCCAGGCAGGTAAACGCCATGCTACCGAAATCAGGTTGTTTACTTCTTTTTCTGCTCGCCATTCACAATTGGAAACAGCGTGATTGCGGTCAAGGTCTGTCCATTTCGCTTTACACAGCTGGCACTCGTACCATGCTAATTTTTCAGACCATATTTCAAGTTTATCCTTTTTTTTTGGCCATTTGATATTATCATCAATCATCAATATCATACCGTGGCAAAACGGGCATTTGACGTACAATTCTCGTGTTTGCTGTGCTCTTTGTTTCAGCCTCCGGGTGAATGGGGAACCTTCTTTGCCGGGTGTTGACGGCAAAATAAATTTATAAGTATTCGGAAATGCGTTCATTCTTTGACGTAGCAGGGTAAGTGTGTCCGCTTCACGGCCGGAAAATTCAACATACTTTTCAGATTCATCGGCAATGACAACTTCAAAAGACAGTGTAGCGATATTGGCAGGAGACCCGGCGTGCAACATATAAATCATCATCCCATTTTTAAATTTTATCCTGTCAAATGAAGTGTCTCTGGAATAATCGGAAATCAGATTGGCCACAACTTTGCTTTTTGTGATCATGGGATTTATATATTGTTCCATGATCCTTTTTTTTACATCTTCATCCGGCATGACATAGGCCATCATACAAGGATCATTCACAATCCTATACAGCATATAATTCAATGCGGATTGTGTTTTTGCTGTTTGTGGCGCTGCCAGGATGTATGCTTCACGGATATTCGGAAGTTGAATTGTATCCATGATATCCACAAGGTATGGAGTATATTCGTTTGTCCATAGTCCTTGCGCTGGACCGGCAGTAACAATCCTGTGTTTTGCCGTATAGTCTGAAATTGTTATGTTTTCAGGCGGTTTTAATACCTGTATTTCGGATTGTGTTAGTTTCATTTAGTCAATTTAAAATCAACATCCCACGCCGTAGAGATAACATCCATAAAACGCTTAAAAAACTCACTTCTTGACATTGTAATATCTGCAACGTTTTTATTTATTTTGTTTGATAAATCGCTGAAATGAAAGTAAAATTTATTATGAAATGAATAAATTTTATGTGGTTCCGGGTGGATTTCTTTGAACCCAATATCTATCAGTAGTTCCTCATCAACTTTTTGATTGCAAAAACAGCAAATTACAGAATCTCCGTAGAAATAACACTCTCCGCTTTTATTCATTTTGAAAGAGCATGTTTCCATTTCATTTTCATCGTCGTCATAATCAATTCCGAAAAATGCACACTTCATTTACAATACCTTTCCAAGAAATTATAAACCAACTTCAAAATATAATCAGCTTTTATCTTTTTTGTATATTCCTATTAAAATGATAACAAAGAAAACTATAATGTATAAATACCAAAATTCTTTAACAAAATTAAAATCTAATAAAATGCGCTCTTTAAAATATTCAATCATTGTGTGTACCTCCCCAAAAATTTCAATCAAAAAATTTAAATTTTTTATACAA